TACAAAATCAGACTCAATGGCGGGACTTTCAACTATTGATATTGCTTCAATCCCTGAATCCTCTTGTTCCTCATCTAATATTAATTCTACTATTTTCATATTTATATAACGTATTAAAATTTAAAATTTGTGTTTATCCAATTGTAGCACTAGTTACAATGTTTCTGTCTAATTCTTGAGCAGTACTAACATTACTAGCTACAACATAAGTTTGTATTGGTTGTTGTGATTGACCTCCAATAGCATCTGCTAATTGATTTGTTTCACTTGCTCCCACTACATTAAAAGCAGGTGGGGTTGGTGGAATTGATTCAGAACTAGGAGTTGACCTTCCTGCTGCAGGATTTGATGCTGATGCTCCACCTCCACTTTTTGGGTCAGTTTTCATTATATCTTTTACCGATTTAAAACCAATAGCTGCTGTAGATGCAATGTTGACTAATTTCAAAGCGAATCCAAAAGGAGTTGCTGTCTTGGTTGCTAATTCTGCTGTTATACCTTGATATGTATTTATTAATGCTGCTGCCGCTGCTGCTGCCTTACCTGCTTTAGAACTTTCCCCTAATAAATTTGCAATACCAGAAAATGTACTTTTAGCCATACCAATTTCTGCATCTCTTTTTATTTCATCTTGTTTTTGTTCTAACTTATCATATTTAGTATTTATAGCTAATTTTTCTTCTTCTGTACCTTGAAATCTAGCTAATTCATCTAATGCTTTATTTCTTTGTTCTTCTAATTTTAATTCTTCTTTACCTAATTCACTTTCTAAAAACTTTTCTCTTTCTTCATTTAATAAAACCTTTTCTTCATCTTCAATTATTTTTTTCTTTTCTTTAAAAGATTGTTCTATGTCAAGTTTTATTTGTTGTTTTTCTGTTTCTGATGCTTTTAAATCTTCTAATTGTTTTAACCTATCAGCTTTTTCTTGTTCAATTTGTGCAAATTTATTTTCTTCATCTAATATTCTTAATGAATCTTTAAAATTCTGAAGTTCTTTAGCTGCTGCCATTTCTTCATTTAAAGCAGTAGTAATTTGTGTTTGTAATAATCTTTGACTTGCAAGTTTTTTAGTGTCTAATTGTATTAATTCAGCTTGTATTTTAGCGAGTTTATCCTTGTCTTCCATAGTACTTAAACTAATGGACTGTTCTAAAATCAAAGCATTAACCATCATTTGTTTAGCTTTAATTTCTTTTTTAGTAATGTCTTCTTCTATAGCTTGTGCTTTCCTTAATAATATTATTCTATCTTCTGCTGATTGGTTTTCTCTATCTTCAGCTTTTAATCTAATATCACTAATTTCTCTATTAGCTTTTGCTCTTTCAACTTGTAAGTCTCTTTCAATATGATGTGCTTTTTGACGCATTTTTGTAACCTTATTCATTACATCAACCTCTTTTAGAGTTTCATTTATTAAACTACCTGTTGCTTTTATTAATTTATTTGTTCCTTTAATTACTTCTTCGGTAACCATTACAGCAACATTTAAACCTCTATTTAAATTAATAAAACCTTCTCCTGCATCATCTAATGCACCAGAAAAATCGCCACTAAATAGTTTTGATATTGCAGAACCCATTAATCCCATTCCATCAATAACCAATTGAACCTTGTCCATTACAAACTCTTGAATACTATTACCAAAGTTTTTAAGACTTTCAACAGGATTCATAAAGACATCAATTATTGCAGTTCCTAAATTAGCAAACAAATCTAATGCTTGGTCAACCACAGCACCAACCATTGCCATACCTCTAGCAAATTTTTCTTGTCCTTCTTCAGTTCTAGTAAATGCTCCAACAATAGATGTAATTAATACCACTAAAGCACCAAGACCAGTTGCCATCCAAGCAATTTTCATTAGTTTAAATCCTTTAGTTGCTCCAGTTATTGTTTTAGTAAACTTCTGCATTCCTGAAATAGCACCACCAGTTTGTTTATCTACAAAACCCAAAACACCACCGTAATCAGCTTGATTTTCTTTAGCTTCTTTTAAATCAATGTTAGCTTGTTTTCTATCTCTATTAACAGCTTGTAATCCAGACTTTTCTTCTTTTAATTGTTTTTTAGTTGTTTCAATTAATTCTTTAGTCTGCTTAATTCGGTTTGCATCTTTTTTATTTAAATTTTCTAATTCCCTTTCATAATCACTAACGCTGTCTTCAAGTTCTTGAATAAGTTGAGTTTGAGATTTTAAAGATTTATTTAATTCATCCACATTAGCCTGTGCATCTTTAACCGATATTTTAATGGTATATTCGTTTGTTATTGCCATTTGATAGTATTTTTTATTTGTTTAAAAGCACCTTTTAAATCTTGAGGTAAAGCATTTTTACCTTGTGCAATTTTAATATTTTCAGTTTCTCCATTTGCTATTTTAAGCAATTCTAATATACTTTTTATCATAATATTTTTTTATGGTTGTTGTGCACAAGACAATAATGTTATATTTCCGTTAGAACCTAAAACCATAACCATTATAGACCCTAAATCACAAAATTTAGTTTGGTCATTTGTAACCCCTACTTGAGTATAAGTTCCTGATGTTGGAAATGATGTTAGTTCTTTATTAGAATACATTACATCCCCTGCTGATAAGTTGCGAACTACACCAATAGATGACTTGTAATACAGAATGGTTGAAACAGAATTAAATAAAACTGTAATAGTATTATAATTAGATTTTACTTTATTCAATAGTTCTAATTCGCTTTTACCTGTCTGTAAATTGGTTGTAACTGAATTAATAATATATATTCTTTGGTTTATTGTAAAGGTGTCATTTAATTTAAAATCAAATAATATCCTTAAAGGAAAAATGGCTGATACCTTTGTAATCCTTCTGCTTTTATTAAATACATCAATTATGTATTGACTTTGATAATCAGAAAATAATGTGTCTGTAAACGTATTTGTGTTTGTGTATTCGTTTAATTCTAAATTAAAATTAATGTTATGTTTTCCTGTTGCACTATCTAAATATAAACTATTTGATGGTATTATATAATCAGTTAGTTCAACGTGTGTACTAGAATCTTTAACTAAACTAATTGGTGTACCACCTGTTTGTCTTATTGCATAAAAAATTAAAGGCTTACCAATATATGGCTGCCTGTTTTCGTTTACTGAATACCCCCATTGAATAGTTGTTGAAGAACCGTCATCCCCATCAACCAATCTTTCAAACTTCATATGTTCAAAAGGTACTTTTACATTATATGTTTTATTTGAGGCATTATAATTAACTCCTGACCCTGTTCCATCATTACTTGTTCCACCAATATACCCTAATGTTCCCCATCCTGTTCCAGACAATTGCTCGTGTTGTTTAGCTAGAAAAGTTCCCAAACCTTCATATCTATAAAGTATTTCACTATAAGGTAAAGCAACATTAACTTGACTTTTTGAAGTGTTTACATATTGTGATATGTCGTAGTTTACAGGTGCATCATTACCACTAATATCTGCTGATGTGTAGTAACTATAATCAATTCCTGAACCACCCTCTAATGGTCTAACAACGATTGTTCCTGAATCATTAACATAAGCAACTAAATTGAATGTTTTAAAAAGTCCTGTTAAAAACTCCATAATTCCAACATCTGGAATCTGTTCAGAAACAGAAAAGTCTTGTACTTCTTGAGCAGTAAAATTATCCCTTCTTACTATATCAGTTTCTACTACTGGCGTTTGCCCAGGGTCATCATCAAATTCAATAACAAAAGTCCAACTAATTCTGCTAAATGAGATTGTGCCTGAATGTCTAATTAAAATATTATAACTTACACTTCCCTGTAAGTTGCTATTAGCAATAGGATTATTTATAACACGAGGCCCTGTATCTGTACTTGATTCATAAACTACTCCAAAACCAGATGCTGTAATTACAACCGAATAAGGTAAATTTGACGTTGTCTGTATATTCAGACTATTTGAATTAATTTCATAATATCCATCAGGATCTAAAATATAGCTTGGTATAATTATGTTAATCCCATCATCTTCAATATATGTTGTTGAAGATTGTGGGTAGTTATTTACTATTGACAGAAAACTTGTGACTTGCTGTGCAGGTGCAACGGAACCGCTTTTACGATGCAGCCACATATACAAGTTGTAAAATTCTGGATTATTTGTATTAAAAAAATCCCTTGAAAAAACAATATTATTAGCATAATTATTGGCAATAGTATATTTAGCTTCAATCTGTAATATTATCTCATATAATCTAATTGCATATTTTAATTCATTCCATATAACGCCGTGATCATTTGTTCCACCTCCTGTATGATAAAACAAGTTTCCATCCCCTGAAGTGTGGGCAGCAGAATCATAAAACAACCTTTGTGTGTGTGTTATTAATGGTGCTATAATTGTGGCAAGTGGGTCTTGTAACCTATCCTCCATTTCATTAGGACTATAGGGAATAATAAATTCAGAACCTGAAAAGGGTAATGAACCTAATTTATCTTCTCCAATAATATCTGGTAACTCAACAGTATTTCCAAAGAATGTAATTCTATAAGTATGAGCAACATTGTTTTTTAAATCAACCCCCTCAAGTCTTATTCTACCATCTTTATATGGTACTGTGTTTAACTCAATACTTGCTGACTTCTTAATCCTTGCATCAAATCCATTTGTAATGTCATAATTATAGTAATGCTTAAACAGCTTGTTATTTACCTTACTAGCAGGTACAGAAAATGTCTTTGTAAAAGTTGTAAAAATCTTTGCAATATCTTTAACATTTTGAATCGTTTGAGTAATCGAAACAGTTTCGTCTTTAAATAAATCAACCCTTTGACCTTCAATATATAGCTGTAATTTTTGCATTTATCTAATGTTGTTTATGTAATCAAAAGCGTCTTCAAACTCAATTGTGTATTCAATCAGCCTATCATTTACAGATGTTTTAATTGCCATACTAGAAGTTTTTACTGTTACAGGAATTGCTTGATATGAACCAGGTTTTTCATTTCTTGGTATTTTAATCCACACATATTCGCTTAATAATAACTGCTCAAAATATTCAACAGCCCATTCAGGATAATAACCTGAACTTAATTTATAGGTTTGTTTAGCATTAGTATTAAATACTTTTGTAGGTGCATTTGTTATAGTATATTCAGCAGGAATATAATCCACATTTACTAATGTATTCGATTGATAATTTTCGTTTNTTCTGCTTATATTTCTAGCATTTTTTAGAAAGAACCAAAGGTCTTGTTGTACTCCAAATTTATTTATAAAAACACATTGTGTTCCAATACCATATTTTGTACAATCTATTCTTCTAACTTTTAATATTGGAGTTATATCATTAACATTAATAAACGTGTCTGTTGAAGAAATAGTATGTACTACTGCTACACCTGAAGAATTCATTCCAACTACTTTTGCTGCAACATTATAAGGAAGAAAGACCTCAAAACTATCAAGGTCTGATAATGATACATTTGCAGCTAATAACCAAGTTGATAATAATCTTCCATCAAATGGTAGTTCAGGATTAGCCTCATCGGTATAAAGTCCATAGGCTTCAAAGCCAGTATCTTGAATCGTTACTGAAGAACCATATGTTCCAATAGTTGCATTTGGTCCAATATAATTTTGTAAGACTGTTGTTATTGATACTGTGTCAACTGCATTAGTATTCGAATATGTTATGTTTAAATAATCCCTTACTAATTCTGATATGTCAAAGTTTGCAGCTGTAGCAACTGAAGTAGTAATGTTTCTAACTATTATATATCTTTCTGTTCCATCAATTGAAATGGTACACTTTGTTGATTGAACCCCAGAAGCAGGTACTGCAATCATTTTATACTGTGGGCTTCTTAATGCTATGTTTGGCATAATTTACTTTTTTTGATTTTCTATATCTTTTGCTATTCCTTGTAAAAAATCATCTCCATATTTAATTTGACCCTTTTCAAATGGTTTACTAAAGAAATTTGTTGACTTAATACCTTTTTTAAATATACTTCTAGCTATTAAGAAGTTTAATGTTTTTCTTTCTAAAAATCTTCCTTTACTATCTCTTGGCGCTAAACCTTTTCTAACAGTCCATTTATCAAATGCTTTTGGTGGTGGCATTCCTTTTAAACCAAATTTACCACCTTTACTTTTATATGAAAAAGGAGATTTAGAATTTTCAATATAATTTGATTCTGTTCCCTTAACTCCTTTGTCTTGAAATATCCCATAATTCTCCATAAAAAACCTAACAACAAATGAGTATGCAGTTGAGCTTATTTTATAAGATAAAGAATTATATAGCTTACCATCTTTATTATCGTTTTTAGTTAAATTAGTTCTTGCTTGTTGGATAACATAATTAGCATATTTTTCTATTGATTTTTCAAAATTTTCTAGTTTCATTAGCAAATGTATATATCATTATAAATTAATACATCAAAAGTAGCTGTCCAACCTGCAAGTTGATTTTCAAATCTATCATAAAAAGGTTCTAATGAAGGATTTCCCTCAAGCTGATACATATCACTATATAAAGTTCCTTTTCTTAACCTTTGTATTAATCTATTTAAAACCGCTAATTGAGTATTTAGAATGTCCTGTACATCATTGTTTCCTGTGAACCTATCATAAGTTAACTCCTTTGATTGGTTTACAATATCACACGCTAATACGCTAATATTAAAACTTAAAACATTTTCTTGGTCAATAACGTTATTTATTATAATATGTCCTAAAGGAAATATATCCTGCTTATTTAAATTTACATCCGTAATGTCGCCAGTCGTTACTGTATTTATATTTTGGTCTTTTAATAACTCCTCTTTAATAGTTTCAGTTAATTGATAAAACCCTCTTACTCCTTGTTGGCTCATTTGAAATTCTTTTTAATTTGTTTTGCTTCTATTTCATTTTTATCTTTCATAAATGATAGCATCATAAAACATTCGTGAAAGTTTAATTTAGTGATATCTTCAAATCTTGTAATGTCTCCTTGAGCGAGTCCATAAATTGATTGATACCATCCCCATTTGCTCGAGAATTGAGAAACTGCGTCAAGACTTCGTTCTCCTGATTGTCCAAAGAGTTCGTCATAATTGTCGACAGTTCTAGACCTAAATTCCACAAAAAAAAAATTGAGGACATAACTGCATCCATAGGCATATCAATTAAATTTTCTTCTAAACCAACTTTATATTCTTCAATACTATACTTTTCTTTTAATTTAACTAATATAGGTCTGTATAAAACATTCATTGCTTTTTCCATATTATCCCAATCTCCAATAAAAGTATCAAGGTCAATATATTCTCCCAAAGTCAAATCATCTAATTGTGGATGAAAACCATATTCAATACCATTTAACTTAAATTTAGAAACCAAACTAGGCTTTGTCTCAAACATTTCAGAAAGTATATTAATTATTTCTTGTGAATCTTTTAATTTTAATAACATAACTTTTTCTAAAGTAACATTGCAAAAAATCTCAATCATTTTAGAGTTTAAAACTAAATCATCTTCAGTCTGTTTTTGTACTTCTAAAAACCTTTTATACTGTCTTAAAGTAATTTCACTTAATGATGTTGGTATTGTAATCTTGATTGCCATATTTATATAACGTATTTAAAGTTCATTTTTATAATAGTAAAAGTAATAAAAAAAAAGGTAGCCATTTACGACTACCTTTATATCTAATATTTATATTATTTTAATTACATAATATTAATTATTCTTATTTTCTTGTGCATATTCCCAAACTTGTGTATTTATAGAATCATCTATCCAATCCCAATAAAAATCTGTAATATCCATTCCATTTAATTTTACTTCTAATATTTCCATATCAGCTTCAGGTGGATTGTTATAATTTCCATCATCCCAATAATATTCATAATATATTTCTAATTCATAATTATCATCTGTAACAATATAATTTCCGTTTGTTGTCATATTTTATATATTAAAAATTAAACTTAATAATATTCTTATTATAAAATAACAAGGTATTACTATCAACATAATGCCTTGAAACTTTTTAAACATTTTACCTAACTTTCCTGCTTTACTTAATCTTTTCATCTGTTTTATTTTTTATAATATTTAAATATACAAAATATATACTTATAAACAAAACATTTAATAACTTACTTTATTGAATTGCATATTTACCAAAATTAGGTCTTGATAATATAGAATAAGTGGCATATCTGCAGGGGTCGATAATGTGATTGTTCTTATCTTCAGGACTATTAGTCAACATCCCTGCTTTGTCTTCCTTCCATTTATAATTCCTAAATTCACTAATAGCATTAGTTGAGTTTGATAGTATATGTATTTTATATCTTTTTAATAAATCAATTCCTGCATTTACTGAATCTCTACCTTTAATGCTTGGGAATATATTATGACCCATTCTTCTTAATTCACTAATTAATCTTGGTTCAGCACTATCTGCATAAATAGGATTAGCTAATAATTTTTCATCTCTTAAAAACAAATTAATATCTTGAGTCGTCATTTGCGTTCTATATAAATGTTCTTTTATGTAAATATTATGTCCTTGAGTATATACAGAAACTAATGTTGTTGGGTCATTAGTATATCCAAAATCCATTCCATAAGCAATTAAATTAGCATCTTCAGGTATTTGATTTACTTCAAAATATTTAAAAATTGTACTTTTACTGGATGCTCTTTCTCCCAAACCATATATTTGCCAGTATTGTTCATCTGTATCTTTTAATCGCTCTATTTCGTCTACAATAGATTTTTCAATAAAAGGATTATCTAAATAAGTTGTTTTATAAAAAACACAATCATCTCTTGTAATAAGTTTATCATAAATCCAATGGTATTCATCTGATGGATTAAAATCTAAAATAATACGCTCTTGAGTTCTAAATAAAAGCTGTTGCATATCTTCGTAATATAATTCATTACCTTCATTAACAAATAATAAATCTCTTTTACGACCTCTAATTTTTTGTGGTTGGTCTAATGAAATAAATTCTACAAGATTATTAAAAAGATGATATTCTGAATTAGATTTATTATGATACTTTTCGTGATAA